GGAACACCAGAATCGCAATACGTAACCACACCATTAGGATCATCCTCTCGTAATTGATTATTTTTAGCAGTATTAGTTTCAGTTGCCTCAACACATCCTGGAATATTAACTACAGGACTGCCAATGTTTACAACTACTGGAGCTGCTAGTGGTAGTGATGTTGAAGTGTTATTAAAGTCATAGGTGGGGATAGTATTAATTTGAATATCTTTAATACTAATATCACCACCTGTAATGATGGGTATCTCAGGCATTAGTCTTCAAATAATTTAAAAATTCCTGTCCAAATAGAATGGAAGAATACATACAAGAAAAATGTTTCAGTTGCGTCTTTCTTTGCTTGCTTCTTATAGGTCGATTGTGCCATGATATTATTATAATAATATTCAGAGTTATTTAACAATTCTCAGAAGATTCTCAGTTAGCAGTCATTAAATACTGATCCAACTGTGGAACCTAGTGATGATCCTGCCTTCTGTCCTAAGAGCAATGCCCATCCACCTGCCAACCAACCCACGTAGGGGACGCTAGCAAGGGCAGGAACAGCAAGACCAGCAGCAATAGCACTACCCGCCATCGCACCTTGACTTCGTGCTCCAGCGTCCGCCACTAAACACTCTGCTTGTTTGGCAGTTAACTTTCCCTCGTCATCTGTTGCACCTCCTAGATTTCTGGTGCCTTCACGGGTGAACTGATCACGACGCCATTCATTTCTAACTTCAGATCCACCGCCAAACAATCCTCGCTTCTCTTTATCAACATCTAGAGATCTTTCGGACTCCAAAACCTTAGGATCGTCAGCACGGAATTCAATTTCATAACCATCCTTACCTGCCTTAATCCTATAAGAAGAATAAGGACCACGAGGGATGTTAAATGTTGGAGGTTGGATCGTAGGTTCAGGTTGTTGCCTGATAACATATCCCAACAAACCAACATGTGCCAAGGCAAAGAGTCCACCAACTGAAGCGGCGACGATCTTAAGTTTATTCATGGTTAGAATGGCATAGTAGGACTAGGCACAGCAGGACCGGTCATCTCAGGTACTCCTGGAATAGCAGCATCTACCATTCCTGGTAGTGCTTCTGTAATTGCTTCAGTGATAGCAGCAGTTGCTTTCTCCCTAGCACCTTCAATTAATGTATCCTTTTGAACGTAAAGATAAGCACCACCCCCTAAGACAGATAAAGAAACTAAACCAGATAACAACGCTACACCATTAATCAATTTTTGCATCTTTCTTCTCTAATGTAGGTGCTTGTTTTGGTTCTTCCTTCTTCTTAGAAGGCATCACCCCGAAGGTTGCTAACGTTCCAGTAAACACACTAGCAATAAAAGTTGGATCAATATTTTTCTGAGGAACACCAGGAACAGTTACATAATTAAGAGTCAGAATTGCTGCTGACCATCCAAGAATAATAACTCGGACGAGAGTTGATACACCCTCATCCGCCCACTCAAATTTGTTCTCCTTTTTGGCTTCCTCTTTCTTCTTTGGATTTGATTCCATAAGTAAAGAGTAAGGCAGCTCTATTTATCTGATTAGATCTAGTGTCTCCAGATCTATTTATGATGAGGCACCAGGACCATTTCCAGATGCTTTCGTAGGAGCTGCTTGCTCATCAAGTTGTGTTTGAAGGGCTGCTTCAACTTCAGTTACTTTTTCAGCAGTAAGTTGTATCCATGATTGTTAATTTGGTAGTTGTATGTGTTTATGAGCCAGCAGTAATAGCGGCATTAAGTGGCGCAAGATCCTCTGTAGTCCAGTAATCTTTGGTGACCATTAATTCAAGGTGTTCCACATTGCGTGCAACAGCATCTGTTTGTTCAGCATCACGAGTATCAAGAGCCATAAGCTCAGTAATTACTGCGACACTATCAAGAGAAGCAGAGTAGTTTTGTGCGATTTGTTCGGTAGTAAGAGTTTCCATAATTAACCTTTAAGTGTTTTGATTTCAGTTTGTAGTTCTTTGACCATAGCGGTCAGTTCTTGTACGGCATTAACCAGTACAGGAACAAGATGTTCGCCTTTGTACTTAAGATGATCAGCGTCTTCGGTGTCGATAATGACGGGGTTGTCACCCTCAAGGACAAGAATATCTTGTGCTTTGAAGCCATAACGTACATCACCATTTGGTGTTTCGGTGTCACGGTCTACCTTGAACTGATAGGCCGTTGGCTTGAGTTGATTAACAAAGTCCAGACCATAAGGTACTGGAGCAAAGTTCATTTTATCGCGCTCATCTGAAGTAACAGTCCAAGCAACTTTAACGTAAGCATTAGTGATTGCTGTATGACCTAAAACAAGGCGGTTGTTTTCTGTTGTTGGGTCAAATACTGGGGCGTAAGATCCAGAGCTATTTATAGACCCGATGCCGATGTTACCGGAACCAGTGGTGTTGCTATAGAGAGCTTGTAATCCGTTAGCTACGTTGTTAGCTCCAGTGGTGTTGGAAATGAGAGCACTTCGTCCGTTAGCTGTGTTGTTAGCTCCAGTGGTGTTGGCATAGAGAGCGTTTACTCCGTTAGCTGTGTTGTAATTACCAGTGGTGTTGGAATAGAGAGCTTGATATCCGTTAGCTACGTTGCTATCTCCAGTGGTGTTGAAACGGAGAGCTTGATATCCGGTAGATGTGTTGTAATTACCAGTGGTGTTGGAATAGAGAGCTCGAAATCCGTTACCTGTGTTGTTATCTCCAGTGGTGTTGAAACGGAGAGCTTCGACTCCGTTAGCTACGTTGCTATCTCCAGTGGTGTTGGCATAGAGAGCGTTTACTCCGTTAGATGTGTTGTAATTACCAGTGGTGTTGGAATATAGAGCGTTTACTCCGTTAGCTGAGTTGTTATAACCAGTGGTGTTGTTACGGAGAGCTTCTCGTCCGTTAGATGTGTTGCTATAACCAGTGGTGTTGGAATAGAGAGCTTCGTATCCGGTAGCTACGTTGCTGCTACCAGTGGTGTTGGAATAGAGAGCACTTCGTCCGTTAGCTGTGTTGGCAGCACCAGTGGTGTTGTTACGGAGAGCTTCAAATCCGTTAGCTACGTTATTAGCACCAGTGGTGTTGCTATAGAGAGAATCTTTTCCGTTAGATACGTTGCTATCTCCAGTGGTGTTGGAATAGAGAGCTTGATATCCGTTAGCTACGTTGTTAGCTCCAGTGGTGTTGGAATATAGAGCATTTCGTCCGTTAGCTGTGTTGTAAGAACCAGTGGTGTTGGCATAGAGAGCTGCGTATCCGTTAGCTGAGTTGTTATAACCAGTGGTGTTGTAATAGAGAGCTTCGACTCCGTTAGCTGTGTTGCTATAACCAGTGGTGTTGGAATAGAGAGCTTGATATCCGTTAGCTATGTTGCTATTACCAGTGGTGTTGGAATAGAGAGCTTCAAATCCGGTAGATGTGTTGTTATTACCAGTGGTGTTGCTATAGAGAGCTCTGTATCCGTTAGCTACGTTGTAAATACCGGTTGTGTTGAAATTGAGAGCTTGATAGCCGGTAGCTACGTTGGCAGAGCCAGTGGTGTTGGTAGAGAGAGCGTGAAATCCGGTAGCTACGTTGTTACTACCAGTTGTGTTGTAATAGAGAGCTCGGTATCCGCTAGCTACGTTGCTAATACCAGTGGTGTTGGAAAAGAGAGCATAGGTTCCATTAGCTGTGTTGTAAATACCAGTGGTGTTGGAAAGGAGAGCTTGAAATCCGTTAGCTACGTTATTAGCACCAGTGGTGTTGGAATAGAGAGCTTGTAATCCGTTAGCTACGTTGCTATCTCCAGTGGTGTTGTAATATAGAGCTTCTCGTCCGTTAGCTGTGTTATAAGCACCAGTGGTGTTGGAAAAGAGAGCTGCGTATCCAGTAGATGTGTTGTGACTACCAGTGGTGTTGTTACGGAGAGATTCAAATCCGTTAGATACGTTGTAATTACCAGTGGTGTTGAGATAGAGAGCTTGATATCCGTTAGCTACGTTGTTAGCTCCAGTGGTGTTGGAATAGAGAGCTTCTCGTCCGTTAGCTGTGTTGTTATACCCAGTGGTGTTGTAACGGAGAGCTTGATATCCGTTAGCTACGTTGCTAGCTCCAGTGGTGTTGGAATAGAGAGCATCACGTCCGGTAGCTACGTTGTAATTACCAGTGGTGTTGAGATAGAGAGATTGATATCCGTTAGCTACGTTGCTATCACCAGTGGTGTTGGAATAGAGAGCTTGATATCCGTTAGCTACGTTGCTAGCTCCAGTGGTGTTGGAATAGAGAGCATCACGTCCGTTAGCTACGTTATTAGCACCAGTGGTGTTGGAATAGAGAGCTTGTAATCCGTTAGCTGTGTTGTTAGCTCCAGTGGTGTTGTAATATAGAGCTTCTCGTCCGTTAGCTGTGTTGTCACCGCCAGTGGTGTTGAAATGGAGAGCTTGATATCCGTTAGCTACGTTGTTATCTCCAGTGGTATTGTAAAAGAGAGCTTGATATCCGTTAGCTACGTTGTAATTACCAGTGGTGTTGAGATAGAGAGCATGGTATCCGTTAGCTGTGTTTTCATTACCAGTGGTGTTGTAATAGAGAGCTTGATATCCGTTAGCTACGTTGTTAGCTCCAGTGGTGTTGGAATAGAGAGATCGAAATCCGTTAGATGTGTTGTAATTACCAGTGGTGTTGCTATAGAGAGCTTGTAATCCGTTAGCTACGTTGTTATTACCTGTGGTGTTGAAACGGAGAGCTTGATATCCGGTAGCTGTGTTGTAATTACCAGTGGTGTTGCTACGGAGAGCTGTGCGTCCGTTAGCTACGTTGCTATCTCCAGTGGTGTTGGAATAGAGAGCTTCTCGTCCGTTAGCTACGTTGTTAACACCAGTGGTGTTGCTATAGAGAGCTTGGTATCCGTTAGCTACGTTGCTAGAACCAGTGGTGTTGGAATAGAGAGCATCAAATCCGTTAGCTACGTTGTTATCTCCAGTGGTGTTGTTATAGAGAGCTCCTCGTCCGTTAGCTACGTTGCTATCACCAGTGGTGTTGGAATAGAGAGCTTCTCGTCCGTTAGCTACGTTGTTAACACCAGTGGTGTTGTTACGGAGAGATTGATATCCGTTAGCTACGTTGCTAGCTCCAGTGGTGTTGGAATAGAGAGCTTCAAAACCAAACGCCGTATTTTGAGAACCAGTTGTATTGTTCTCTAGAGCACTGAAACCAACACGAGTGTTAGAAGCAATTTCATTACCACCTCTACCAATCTTGATTGGGTTAGCAGATGTGCCACGAATAATAATATCAGAGTTTACAAAGTCTGGTGTGCTATTAACTGTAAATGTATCACCAACAACAGAACCAAACGTTGCGTCTTCATTTACAGTTAGGTTACCACGGAGAGTTGTAGTTCCCCCAGATACAGACATTGTTAGTGCTTGAGCAGCACCAAAGGCATTGACCGAAATAGCAGTGCTATTAAACACATCAAACGATGTACTGTTTGTTGTAACACTGGTAAGGAAAATTGGGTTTGTATTGAACACAAGAGTGCCAACACCTGTACTATCAGTAATAATACCACTCAACTGAGCAGAAGTTGTAGAAGCAAATACCGCTAGAGTATCAGCAATGTAAGCAACACTACCACCATTTCCAAAGTCAACAGAAGAAGAATCAGTTCCTGTTAATGTAAGGGTATTGTTTACAGTAAATGTCTTAGCATTAGCAATGGTTAGAACACCAGATGCTGTCGCAGTAATATCGAGACCGTTAATACTAGTAGCAGTAGCAACACCAAGAGTTGGAGAGTTTAGAGTTGGAGCTTCTAAAGTTTTATTGGTTAATGTTTGTGTTTGTGTTAAGTATACATCACCAGGACTATCCCAAAATACCGTAGTTCCATCACTACTTAAATATTTTCCAGCACCAGTATCACCACTAACAACAATTCCGTTGCCAGTTAGTTCTAAATTGTCTCCTGATACAATTTCCCCAATCTTTTTTGAAATTGCATTAACAATTAACGGAAAGCGGTCAGCCATTTAACTACCAATGAATACTAGTGCTCTTGTTTATTTATGCCTTAGGAAATAATGATCTGTCCCACCATTCCACTATGAAACTGACAGATATAATAGTATGTTCCTGGTGTTACTCAGGAGATGGTCTATTAAATACAGCAGTTCTAGGGAAAGTAAGTCCAGTAGATCTAGTACCTTCTACTTCACTCAAATATCCAGACACACGTCTTGGGTTTTCAATATGAAGATACTTATTAGGACTACCCTGACGACAAGAGTTGTCATCCAACAATCCACCAGCAACATCAAATGTCATATCTCCATAGATGCTATACTGATTTAAATATCCAAGAGCATCTGCTTGTGTAAATCTTTCTTTTGCTGTAGCAAGACACGCAATCACACCACATACTTGAGGTGATGCCATACTAGTTCCCTGAATATGATAAAAGAAATTTCCAGATCCTTGTGTATATTTTGAATCATTTGATCCAGTATTACCATAAGCAGAAAGAATATTATCACCAGGAGCAAAAATATCAATGCCAGGACCAAATTGCGTGTAAGTAGATCTTCTAAAATCTGCTTGCTTACTTACAGAACCTACACAAATAGCACCACTATCGGGTGTGATAGGCCACGCTCCTCTATTATAAGGGAACGTTCCTACACCAATAATAGATACAGTATTGTTCCAATCTACATCATTTAATCCTGCTATCAACAAATTATCATTGCCAGCAGCACCAATAACTACAATACCATCATCAATTGCATCCTGAACATCAGCAGCAACAGCAGAAGACCATAATGGATAATCAGGTAGTCCAAATCTCAATCCAAAATCTGCTTCAAGACCTACTTGTGTCCAACCAGATGGTCCAGGTGATCCCGCACTATAAGTAATTCCTCTATATTCTACAGCAGAAACATCAGCAAATTGTAAGTTATCATTTGGCATGAGTCTAATACCACCATAACTATGATTAGTAATAGTAGGATTTTTCTTTCCAGTCTCAGGATTAATTGGTTTGTTTAAATGAAATGCTCTGAGATAATCAAAGATAAGCAGAGCACCAAGTTGTTGACCAGATGGCCAAGGATCGGTAACTGCAATATTATAAATGTTTGCTTCTCGTGCCCATCCATAATGCTGACCACACGCAGTTCCTGCTACATGATTGCCATGGTACTGGGGAGTAGCAGCATTAGTACCATATGTAATAGTTCCTGTAGGCAATGTTTGTCCGTCATCATCTATAGATCCAACGGCAGTATTTAATTCATTGAACCATTGATACTGAACAAACCTTGTCTGATTAGATGATGGACTATACCACTCTTCACTATCATAAGATACAGGATCATCTACAATAACTACATCAACATGTCTACCACTATTAAATATTTCCGCAGTATCACTTACTTGCTCATAAGTATATCCAGAAGAGATAGGACCAAATTGTCCCTTGCCTCTCTGCGCTTGATTGCCAGCACAGTGAAGATGTCCCCACTGTAAATCCGTAGAACTTACATTTAGTGGACCTACAGTATCTGCTTTCCAAAAATTTCCAGTCTTTACATATGGTTCGTTGTTGATAACCTGTGGTTTAAGTTGAAAACTATCTACTGCTTCAACGCCCCATACCCTAGGATCTTTACGCAATCTTTCTGCTTGATCTTCTGTCATCATATAGTGTGTGTTCCTACTCATAGGACGCTTCAGCACTAAGGGAAATCCAGTAAGTTGCATCTCATTATAAAACTTCCCCAGATCATTTTTATCATGGAGAGTTACAACATATTGTTTATCCATATCAAGCCTCTAATGGAACTAAAGTTAATGTAATTTGTAAGTTCACCTGACTACCACTTTTGTTGACAATTTTAGCATACGTGATGTTAGATCCACCACTATTAAAACAAACTGTCCCTGGTGTAATTAATTGTGTTACAGCACCAGTAGTAACAATTTCTGCTAACACACCAGAACCAGGAACTGGATCAGTAGTTTCTGATCTACTAGCATCACTTGTTCTGCTGGTTGTATCAGAATATAACGTCGCCCAAACAGCATGAGATGTTTCCATCTTCAGTAGAGCATATGTTTTTGGTGTTGTGATTGAAATGTTAGTAGCAACATTATCTTGAATTCCAGTAGCAGTATACGAAATAGTTTTTCTGACACTAGGAGCATCTTGATTGACCCAGTTGCTACCATTATAACTAAGAACTTGACCAGTGGTAAGAGTTGTCTCCACAACATTACCAACGTCTGATAGTGATGCTAACGATCCAGCAGATCCATCAATACTAATGCTGTAAGATCCTGATAGTCTAGCAGCAGGTAATGTGCCAGCATTTTGATTGCTGGAATTTAAATAGTAAGATCCTTCCTGATCATCAAGTTTGTCAGCATCTAATCCGCCACCAGTTCCAGTGGCAGTATTTTCCCACTTAAGATTTGATTGATTCCATGCTAACACATCTCCATCAGTAGGACTGCCATGGTTGACATCAATATGTGTATTAAGATTGCCAGTTGATGTCAGATAAGATGAAAGATCGGGTGGAGTTAATGTAAAAATACCATCATTAAAATTGTATGCTAGTGAACCACCCCCAGAAGCAGCAGCATTGCCAACACTAAAGACAGTTCTGTCTGTAGCAGTAGCACCACCGCCAGCAGCAGACCAACTCTCGCCATTCCACGAGTAAGTAATACCTGCTACAACATAGGTAAATGTCCCATCTACTGCTTGCCCTGCTGTTGAGGGAAAATTAATTGCCATTTCTTAAGATGCTCCTTCCGTAGTATTTAGATTGCGTAGATTGTAATAGCAAC